TAAGTAGTAGTAAAAGAGCTTTTTTTGAAGCTAGATTTAAAGTAAGTGATGCGACACAATCTGACGTTGTTATGGGTTTACAAATTACTGATACTACACCATTAGCAGTTAGTGACGGTGTGTATTTCATGAAAGATGACGGTGATACTAACCTAGACTTTCATATTGAAAAAGACGGTACAGATACTACTACTGCTGCAGTAACCACCTTGGCTGATGACACTTTTGTTACAGTTGGTTTCTTTATAGATCCAAATACTTCACAAGTTTCATACTTTATAGGTGAAGCTGAGCCAGTAGGTGTTGTAAATACTAATTTACCAGATGATGAGGAACTAACCGTGTCATTTGGTATTCAAAATGGCGAAGCAGCAGCTAAAACTATGACAATCGATTACATAAATGTAATTTGCGAAAGATAGGAGTAAACAATGGCAGATACAGTAACTTCACAAACTATTCAAGATGGTGAAAGAGTTGCTATCTTAAAGTTTACTAATGAGTCTGACGGTACAGGTGAGTCATCTGTTAAAAAGGTTGATGTTTCAGCTTTAACCACTAACAGCAAGGGTGAAACTTGTACTGGCGTTTCTATAGCACGTATTTACTGGGCAACCAGAGGTATGGGCGTAGATATTGAGTTTGATGCTTCAACTAACGTATTAGCAATACCGTTACCAGCAGATAGCACAGGTGATGAGTATTATGATGATAGATTTAGCGGCATACCTAATAACGCAGGTTCAGGCGTAACTGGTGATATAGACTTTACAACAGTCGGCCACTCAAGTGGTGATGCTTATTCAATTATTCTTGTTTTAAATAAGAATTATTAATGAATGGCAGAGTACAAAGGCAAAACCGTAACTCTAAATAAACCAAGGGCTATCCGCAAAGGTAGCCCTGGTTATGGTAAAAAACGAAAAGAAGTTTTTGTAAAAAATCCCGCTACAGGAAAAGTTAAACGTATTGCGTTTGGTGATGCTAAATTAGGGATGCACAAAAACGATCCAAAACGTAAAAGATCCTATTGTAAAAGAAGTGAAAAGCTTGGTAATGACCGTATGAAGGCAAATTATTGGGCTAGACGAGATTGGGATTGTTAAATGGCAAAAAGACGCGATCCCAAGGTTGGAACAGGTAAAAAACCAAAAGGTAGCGGTAGAAGGCTATATACAGATGAAAATCCTAAAGATACCGTATCAATAAAGTATAAAACAATACAAGACGCTAAAGATACAGTAAAAAAGGTAATAAGAACAAAAAAACCATTTGCTAGATTAATCCAAATATTAACAGTTGGTGAGCAACGATCCAAATATGGCGGCAAGCCACGACAAGCTGAAATATTTAGACGTGGCAAAGATACCATAAGAAGAAAACACGGTAGAATAAAATAATGTATCCTGTTTATAACAAATTTTATTACAAACCTCTACCAGATTGTATTGAAGTTAAAAAAAGTCCTATAGAAGGGTTTGGTTTGTTTGCCGTAGATGATATTAATGAAGAATTTGATTTAGGTATGTCACATATAAAAGTGCCAATCATACAAGGATATATTAGAACTTCTATAGGAGGCTTTTTAAATCACTCAGAAGATTCTAATTGTTACCTGAGCGAAGAGCTAGACTGGGACGATTACAGAGTTTATAACGTAATAACATCAAAAAAAATTAGTGTTGGCGAAGAGCTTACGTTAAACTATCACTTAGACGGATTAAATTATGGCTAAAGAAAAATTAAAAAAAGTTATTAAGGGTTTGCAAAAAGCAAGCAAAACTCATGCAAAACAAGCTAAAACTTTACAGTCACTAAAAATGAAAAAAGGTGGTGCAGCTAAAAGCAAAGGTAAAATATGCCCAGAAGGCAAAGCTTGGGCAAAAAGAACTTTTGATGTATATCCTTCTGCCTACGCAAATTTAGCTGCTTCTAAATACTGTAAAGATCCTAATTATGCAAAAAAAGCAAAAGGCGGTAAAAGAAAAGGTAAAAGATTTGGCGGTCCTATAAGAGGACAGGGAATTGTAATGTCAGATAGACTAAGATGAGTAAAGGTCAATTACAAAGCTGGTTAGATCAAGACTGGGTTAGATTGGGAGCAGATGGTTCTATCAAAGGCTCATGTGGTGGTAGAAAAGAAGCTGAGGGTAAGCCAAAGTGTATTCCTAGAAGTAAAGCAAATAGTTTAAGCAAGTCACAAAGAGCTAAGTTAGTTGCTAGAAAAAGAAAAAAAGATCCAAACCCAAATAGAAAAGGTAAACCTATTATGGTTTCTAATAAATTAAAATCAGGAGGCAAAGTGAAAAAACTAAAACCTATACCGCCAGGCAACAAAGGTTTGCCTAAATTACCAAAAGAAGTCCGTAATAAAATGGGTTATTTTGTTGAAGGTGGAAGAGCTGAAAAAAAGAAAGGTGGCAACATAGCTAGAGGTTGTGGTAAAGTTATGTCTAATAGGCGTAAATATACAACCATTAGTTAGGAGATAAATATGCCAAAGAAAAAATCAACAGTTGATCCAAAATTGCAAGCAAGATTGGATGCTAAAGTAAGACCAGATAAGCCAGTTAAGGAAGATCGTATTTATTACAATATGAAACCTAAAAAGAAGGCACCTGCTAAAAAAACCACAAAAAAATCTACTAAAAAGTAAGGAGAACTATTATGCCAGGTCATTATAAAAAGTCTAAAAACGGCAGTATGATGAAAAAATCGAAAGGTGGCATGATGATGAAAAAATCCAAAGGCGGCTCACTCATGAAAAAGTCTAAAGGTGGTTCATTAATGAAGAAGTCAAAAGGCGGAAGCATGATGAAAAAATCTAAAGGCGGGTCTTTAATGAAAAAATCTAAAGGCGGTAAAATGATGAAAATGTCAAAGGGTGGATCAGTCATGATGGCAGGCAACGCTAATAGAAGAAGAAATCGTTTGAGATAGTGCCTTATTTGATTAGTAATATCCCACACTTTAAGTGTTGGGTTAGGAGAGAGTTTACACATAATCATGAGCAATATCAGGGCGAATATTTGCATGCCTTAGCTATTGCAGTAAACACGATTCCAGATAGATCGTTAAGTTTCCAAGTTGTATTTACTGGAGAAGAGTCTAATTGTGATGATTGGGACGAGGGTAACATACACGGTGGTGCTATGTGGGCTAGGATGCCTATACAAGCTCTTGTAGCCGATATACCTATGGAAGATTACCCTAAGCCTATGGAAGATCATTTAGCACAACCTTGGGATTGTGAAGCAAGAGATCATAGTGTTGTTACTATGGATAGAGTTAGTTCTTCTCCTTGGATTGCTAAAATAGATGGTGGTTTTTATCAAGCAAAGTATCTTTTTACGGTTGATTACACAAATACAGATATTGCAGATGATCCTGCACAACATAAACAAAGTCATGTATTATATATAACTGAAGACTGTGAGTGGAAAGGTAATTTTGTTGCTTTACCAAATAATAGAGTCAGGGCAACAAGTCCAGCGTTATGGGTTACAGGTGAAGGACCACCTCAGTTTAAACCTTCGCAGTGGAAACATTCTGCAGAGGGACATGAAAGTTATCTTGATCCGTCAATAACTTTTGATAATTTATACGAGGATTAACTATGGCATTATCAGGTAGTACAAATTTTGAGCCAAATGTAGCAGAGTTTGTTGAGGAGGCTTTCGAAAGATGTGGTTTAGAACTACGCACTGGTTATGACTTAAAAACCGCACGTAGATCTATAAATCTTATGCTTGCTGAATGGGCAAACAGAGGCTTAAACCAGTGGACTATAGAGCAAGCTACACAAACAGTAACAGAGGGCACAACTGACTACTCTTTAAATGCAAATATAATAGATATTTTAGACGTTGTTCTACGTAGAACAATTAATCAAACACAAACAGATATTAGTATGAATAGAGTTAGTAGGTCTGAATATATAAATATTCCAAATAAAACCACTAAAGCTAGGCCTTCACAATTCTTTTTAGATAAACTATCTACACCTACGCTAAAAATATGGCCTGCACCAGAAAACTCTACGGACATACTTGTATTTAATAAAATAGTAAGAATGGATGATGCAGATAAGGGAACAAATACTATGGATATGCCGTTTAGGTTTTTTCCTTGTTTTGCAGCAGGCTTAGCTTATTACATATCACTAAAAAGAGCACCAGAGAGAACTGCACAACTCAAAGCTCTATATGAAGAAGAATTTAGAAGAGCAGCTGATCAGGACGAAGATAGAGCTTCTTTTAATATAAGACCCAGTATTAGGATGATGTAATGGCTTATGCTACTGGTAAATTTGCAAAAGCTTTATGTGATAGATGTGGGTTTGAGTATAAGTTACTAGAATTAAAACAAGAATGGAACGGTTTAAAAGTTTGTCCTAACTGTTACGAACCCAAACATCCGCAACTAGAACCATTAAGAGCTAAAGCTGATCCAGAGGCTTTATACAAACCAAGACCTAACAACGATCAAGAAGAGGGTGAGGGTTTTGTTGTAGTGGTAAATTCTAATATATTTACACCTGATTATTTAAATCCATCCACTTTACCAGAAAACTTTGAAGTAGCTAAGATGACAGCTAGCGTTGGTGAGGTTACAATAGTTACATCATGACATTAGCAGAACTAAAAACTCTAATACAAAACTACACTGAAAACACAGAAACAACTTTTGTAAATTCATTAGATGATTTTATTAAAAATGCAGAAGAAAGAATATTTGAGTTAATACAGTTTGATTATTTTAGAAAAAATGTTACAGGTACTTTAACAACAGGTAATACATACTTAACTGCACCTACTGATTATCAAACAAGTTTTTCTTTAGCAGTAATAGATTCTGGTGGTGATTATCATTACTTAGATAAAAAACACGTCACTTTCATGCGTGAATATATAGAAGATCCAACAGACTCTTCTTTGAGGGGCTTACCGCTATACTACGCTGATTTTGATAAAGATTTATCAACTGCATCAAATAACGGCTCTACGCTTATTGTAAGCCCTGTACCTGACGCAGACTATAATGTTGAGTTACATTACCTATTTAAGCCCAACTCTTTAGTTACAGATACTACAGGTACTTGGCTATCTAATAATGCACGTAATGCTTTGTTATATGGTAGTTTAGTTGAAGCATACATATTTATGAAAGGTGAAAACGATTTAACACAGCAATACGAACAACGTTTTGCAAATGAAATATCAAGGCTGAAAAACCTTGCTGAAGCTCGCGGCAGAAGAGATGAATACCGTTATGACTCTCTAAGATCGCAAGTTTCTTAATATAGGAGAGAAAATGTCTAATACTATTTTTCAAGGTAAAAATATGCCCGATAGTCAAGATCACGTAAGTGAAGCTAGATTATATGCATGGAATTTATTAAAAGATTATTTAGAAGAATGTGTCCAACAAAATATTGATCCTTGTTCTGAAGAATTATTAGAACAAATGAATATTTGGGAAACTGAATATGATAAAAAATGTGATGAATATTATTCTAAAGGCATGTTTCAAAATGGATAATCAAAATAAAGAATTACTAAATAAACTAAAAGGCAAATCAGTTGCTATAGTCGGTATGGGTAAAAGCTGGTTTGATTACAATCTAGCTAAATCACACGGGGTACATTTTGACGAGGTATGGGCCATTAATGGCGTAGCATCAGTTATATACCACGATAGAGTATTTATGATGGATCCTGCTTCTAGGTTTTTAGATACTGAAGATGCAGGTGGTCAAACCAAAAGTATGTCTGATATGTTACAAGAACATGAGGGTCCAATATATACATGTGAATTAGATGATCGTTGCCCAGGTCTTGTAGAGTATCCTTTAGAAGAAGTTGTCCAATATTCTAATTGTCACTATTTAAACAACACGGTTGCATACGCAGTAGCCTTTGCTTATTGGAATGAAGTTGCTAATCTTAAAATGTTTGGCATAGATTTTAGTTACAAAGGCAATTTGCATTTTGCAGAGGCAGGTAGAGGTTGTGTAGAGTTTTGGTTAAGTAAATGTATCTCAGCAGGTATGCAAGTAGAAGTAGCACATAGTTCAGGTTTATTAGA